GCGTAGTGAATTGCGTATAGATCGAATACTCTGCATTACCATTTCTGACTCTCACCTGCATCGTACTAGCATCTACAGTATCGTCTGGGATCTCGTAGGTCTGATTGTCAATCAATTCGTCTACTCGATACACCATTTTCTTCAACGAACCCTGTTTGATCGTAACGTTCTCAAAGGTATACTTTCCACTGGTCAAAGGCACGGCCGGCTTCCCCTCAAGGACCACGAAAGTGTAATTCGTGGAATCGACCACGGTGCTGAATTTTGTACCGCGATCTAAGGACAAGAACGCAGGAGGGTTATTTGTCGGAGCAGTGATCTCAACGTTGATAACCGCAGTAGAAGCCAGTGTGGATCTAGGCGTATAACCCAGTAGCTTAGCATGAGAAACAACGTTACCACGAAGCTGTGCAGAATCTAGGAATGCCTCGTTCAAAGCAAGATGCGCAGTGACCGCGTTGTAATGCGTGTTGTGAGCTAGCACATCCAGCAAAATAGACAGGCCAGATCCCTCAAAGTCCCAGTCGTTGTACTTTGACTGATTTTTGAAATGCGACTTGATTGACTCTTTTAGAGTATCGAAGTCTAGTTCGGAAACGTTGATCTGTGCCATGGTTAGCGAATTCTTTTAAGGTATATGGTGATGTCTACCTGCTCATCCACTGAGATGACGCGGAAACCCAGGGTTACGTTGTATGAATTACGGTCGGACTCGTCTTTTACTTCTACGGTCACGCTATCTACGCGTGGCTCGTACTTTCGAAGTACCTTCTTGATCTCCTCGCGAATCGAGACAATCGTAAATGCATCGGCCGGCTCGAACAGAAGCGAGGATAGGTTAGATCCGATCCATGGCTGGAACGGTCTCTCAAAGAAATTAGTCAGTACGAGATGCTTGACCGAATTCTTGACGGCATCAATATCAGTGAGCGGAACGATATCATTAAAGTTTGGATTGAGGTCTAGACCCAAATCCAGATCGGAAAACGTACGACGCTTCGAGACAAGCCGAGATTTGCTCGACGTGATGAACTCGTTGACGTTATAGTCTGAAAGAGTAGCCCCCATGATTGCACCTATTTATACAGTAATTCTGAGGTTATGCAGTGGGGTTGAAGTCGGTCTTAATAGTCGAGGTGACAGATTCAGCTGTTGACGGGTTTCCAGACGGAATCACAGGTTCCTTAGCCTCAGTAACAACTGCTCCAGTCTCGGTGTTCATCTTTATGTTCGGAACATCTTTACAGAGGTCCAACGATAGAGACGCAAGACTAGCGATCGCTCCGGCGGCCTCTAGTAGTTTTGAGCCGGCACTTAGACCGGTCTGAATTCCCTGGAGTTTAGTATTCAGGTTATTAGAACTGAGGTTGGTCTTTGAACTCTTGATGAGTGTTGGAATTTCAGTGGAAAGATTCTGGATGTTGGCTGATTCGTCCAGCATCTTTATAGTCGTTGACATATTCAGACCAGGAATAGTGCTCTGCCACTTACGGATAAAGCTAGAGTATGACCTCGGCCCAGCGCCCTTGAGCGCCTTCAATTCGGAATAGAACGCATCGACCTTTGCAACGCTATTGGCCGTCGAGGTGACCCTTTTGACGTATTCCTGAGCCAGCGGTACTTTCGGTCCCCACTTATTCAGAAACAGTGCAATAGCCTGCGGGTTCGGATTGCTCTTCAGTGCAGCAAGTTCTCCCTGAAAAGAGTATACCTCTGCCACCTTTGCCTGTACCGTTGCTACCTGCGACTGAACCTGAGATATCTTAGACTGCAGTGCTGCTAGCCCGGCCTTTTTGTTTTCAAGACCATCTTTAATACTACCAGTAGTAGAAGTAAGAGAGTCAAGAGAAGAATTGTTGCCGCACAAGGACATTTTACGGAGGCGTTGGGGTTACCGATAGCTTTGCTGTACCAACCTGCAGCTTGGTTCCACCGACCACCGCACCGCCGGCTGTAACGTTTCCGCCGACACCAAGATTTGTACCAACCGACGCCCCCTGAGATATCGTGGCGCTTTGACCAACCGTGAGGCTTTGCGAGATACCGGCATTTCCAACGATATTGGTGTTGTTGTTGATATTGGTGACTGCTGCAGTGATATTCTGCTGACCGTCGATCTTCATCACCATACTAGAGGTGGTCTCCATCTCAAGATTGCTCTGGGATGTCAGATACAGGTGTCCAAGGGTAGACACCTCGAGGTTTCCACCTACGGCGTACTGGCTCTTTCCGACCACGATTTGACTATGGTTTCCGGCGATAGTCCGATCGTCATCCGACCCGATGGTCTCCAGACGGTATCCATCGATGGTGATCGTGGCATCTCCACCGACTCGTTCGATATGGTTTCCGGTGGTGTTCTTTGAGACATCCTTTCCAATCTCAATGTTCTCGGATTGGCCGATCTTGGACTGACGGGATCCCTTGATGTACTCTGTCTTGTTGCCCTCAACCTCCAAGTGATAGTTACCTTTAACTAGTGTGCGAAGATCGCCGTCGATAGTCAGGTTGCACGATCCGCGTATGTAAACGTTGTCCGAACCAAAGATGACGGTATAGTTGTTACCGACAACCGTCAATGTGCGGTCTCCCTCGTTGTTGATCTCGTGATAGGTTCCGGAGCGGTGCATCTCGAAGATGCGACCATAGTCAGGAGTGTCGTCTATCTCTCGAACATGACCGGATTCCGTCTCGATCGAGTGGTTCATCGGATATACTGGCTGAACCACCCCCTCGATATCCCAGTTGCTCCATGTCTGGCGCGTATAGTAAGAATCCGACTCGTCTATTGCCACCGTCGAAACCCTTGGAGGAATTGCGGTCTCCACATCTGAGACATGCAACTCACCCCTCTTGGCATAGCTATTTGCTTCTGTCCAATCTGATCTAGATTGAATGGGCGTGTCTGGCTTGCTCAGCCCCGCATCTCTAGGGTACACCTCATCCGGATCTGAGAATCCCTTACCTGACCGTTTGTCGGTCGACATCGACGGTATCGATCCGAGCACGATCGGATCCTGCGCGGATGGGCCGTCACGGAAGAATCCAACTACCCAGGATCCTTGAAGAACTCCTGTGGCCGATTGTCCGATTCCGGTCATGGAGGCAGAGGTGATAGGTGTCATCACCATCGCCCAGGGGAGAGACTCGGTTGATATCGAAGAACGATCAGAGGTATGGTATCCAAAGCAACGAACCTTGACACGACCCATCTCCAATGGATCGTGGATGTCCTCTACAACACCAGTAAACCAGGAAAACTGTCCTCCTACGAAATGATCGATGTTATTCATCAGAATTCGCTAAGATCGTAGGTATATGAATCTCGCTTGACGCGGATCTCACAGTAGTATTCGCTGGAGAAATTGTGCTTTATTCCAGTCACCAGATACTTACCGGACAGGAATTCATCGCGCTCAGGTCCACTCTTGGCCTTGTCATCATCAACACGCATCGAAGGACTAACGGCCTTCGACAGGTTCAACTCGACCGTCATGCCAGCCGTAAGTGTGAGATCTCCGTATACCTGAAGATCATGAGTCATCGTATCGCTGTTCTCCAGGTATGATATTGCCTTGTTGAGACTATTTCCGGTAGATGAATCGTGATAGTTTGACCCGTTTTCCGAGAATGCTAATGTATTCAGAGGGACACGGTTGATTCGGCTTTCGTAGTACTCATTTAGCGACTTTTCAGGCCTGAATTCAGTACTCAAGGTCTTTCCGGATTCGAACCAGACCATGTCGCCGAACTGCTGGTCGTAGTCAAATATGTCCGACGTGAATGTCTTCTTTGCGATATCCAGATATTCGGTAGTGGATGAGTAAGCTCCAGCTGCACCGGCTGTCAACTTCGACATCTTCAATTCGGATCCTATCTTGATGATCCTACTCAGCAATTGCCGATAGTATTCAGGACTTCCTTCCTCACTGGGATAGGCAAAGAACTTGCCCTCACGGAATGATCGATGCGGAGCATTCTCCTGCCCTACTAGATCGCTGTGAGACTCAATGACCATCTTGTAGAACAGTGTCTCATAGCAGTAGATCGGTGCCGAGTTCTGGTCAAAACTTCTCCTGAGCACCCAGTTGATCGCCTCCAGAGGATCCATGTAAGGGATGACCATGCTAAGCGATCTAGATCCAGCGTCCGAGATGTATATCTTTGTCGGATCATAGCCAAGATCCTCCGTCAGGATATTCTTGACTACGTTCACCGCGTTGTCGGTATACGACCTGGATATCTTCTTGAACTTGGCGAGAAAGGCATGTGGACTTACTGCGCGGATCTTATAGGCCTGGACTCTCGTGTTCTGAGATTTCGAGAAGATCGGATACTCAGTCACGATAAACGTATGCGTAACGGTCACCTCTTTCAGTTCGCTATTCTCCGGGTATTCATCCGGATCGAATTCCCATCTAGAAACTGATACGGTGACAGTCTCATGGCCGGATAACTGGTATTCCTCCAGAAGGTTGACGTCATCACCGACGCTCATCTCAAGCATCAGGAATTGTCTGTAAAGACTCTCGGTGATGGTAAAGTCGGGAACAATGGCGGATATGTCAATCACTCTACCGGAATGATTGGTCAGTGTTATCTCATTGACTCGATAGGCTGCTGGATTATGGCCCTTCGAGGTACTGACTCCGACATTGATATTAGTTGGCATTGATCAATTTGCTGAACTGATTTGCGAACTTGTATATCAGGCTAGGTCTGACGATGCGTATGTCGGAGCGTTTGTCATTCAGATCGGACTCATACTCGTAATACGTGACTCCCTGCAGATTCAAGAATTCTGGATTATCCAATTCGGTCGGATCAAAGAAAAATGGATTGTACGATTCAAGCCCTGTAGTGGTATCGATGTAATACTTGATCGCATCGCGATACGGAGAGAATGATCGGATCGTCAGGCTGTCGTTGGTCGACTGTATGAATCCTTCCTCGACAAATGGGTTGGTAACAAATTCCTCGATATCACGTATGATCAATTGGCAGCTCTGAGGATTACGCGCATAGACTGTACCAGATCCGCGAATGATAGTAGTAGGAATTCCTGTTATAGGCGCCGGAGGTCCGGCACTAGCTATCGTCACCCTGGTTCCGATCGGAAATTCATCGGCCAAGGCGTTCGTGTACAGCACTTCTCCGGCGGCATTGATCCCTAGGTTTACTTTGGAGTTGACTGCCACACCGGAATACTCGGTGTTCATATAGTCCTCGAACAACTCCTGAGGTAGCGGCCATCCGGCCAATCCGGTCTTTAAGTGATCGTTGACGATGAAGAAAGTCCAATAATAGTCCGGAGTGCCATACAAACGCTGCGACACGATATCGGGTCTTTCTCCGTTCTGAATTCTATAGTATGAGTACGTCGCGACGTCATCCAGGAACGAGTAATCGACGTTGACGTACCGAAACATGTCGGTGATATTATAGTTGACTCCTCGGTTGAAGAAGTCATACTGAGTCTTGGGGAATTGCCTGAAGAATGCCATGGTGATCAGCCCCTCGCTAGAGTATATTGGTCTTCTCGGGTGAGAGCCTTCGATTCCTGGAATTTTAGTGAGATGTCAACTCCGACAGGCGATCCGTCACTATGAAACATATTGGTGTCGGCGTTGTACGTCGAAGAGAATGATACCAGATAGCATTCTTCGTATATCTTAGGGATGTACTTGTTCTCCTCAGTTCCGTTAAAGAACTTTATCGACCAGACCGGAGGAAAGCTAAGAACAAGACCGGCGGTATCTGCAGCCGGATAAAGGTTAAGACGGAAGATCGTGTTGATATCCTTGATGGCCAAGGTATCGATTTCATTCTGCGGCATCATCTTGAACGTAAACTCGAACTCGCGAATGCTTGTTCCCTGAAATGATGTGGCAGTACCTGGATTCTGAAGCTTCTTGGTCGCAAGCGTGATCGCCTCTGGAACATTGGCGTATTGACTTCCCTTGACCTTTGTCTTGGCGATGATGTTAGCAGCCACCGATCCGACGCCTTTGATCTGCTCGCTGATCTGGTCTGAGGTCTTGTTTGTATCGAATCCTAGAAGACCGAGATCTACAGCGGAATACGTGGCGCTGTCCGAGAACGTCAGACCTGATGGAATTGGAAAGTGGATAGACTTGTCGCCGCAGGCAAAACGAATATATGGAAACCCAGCTCGTTCACTACGGAGCTTGGTTGGAAAGACAAAGATCGGATTCTGAGATGAAACGTATTGATTGACGTTGGCCACGCCGATCATCTTGTCTTTAGAAGGCGATAGAATTGATGCCATAAATACGGTATTTATACTGTATTCCGGAGACTATCAAATGAGTTACAGCGGAAAATTCTCACCGAAGAACCCATCGAAGTATCGAGGCGATATCACCAACATCGTCTATCGATCTCTATGGGAACGCCAGGTATTTCGCTGGTTGGACGACAACTCGTTTGTAAAGTCATGGTCGTCCGAGGAAACCGTGATCCCATACCGTTGCAAGACCGATGGAAAGATGCACCGGTATTTTGTCGATGTCAAGATGGAATTGACCGATGGTCGAGTGTTTCTAGTGGAGATCAAGCCGAAGAAGGAGATGAGGCCGCCGAAGAATACCGGAAAAAAGACCAAGAAGTACCTGACCGAAGTCATGACCTACGCCAAGAATATCAGCAAGTGGGAGGCGGCCAAGGAATATGCTGCGGATCGTGGATGGTCATTTGAGGTCTGGAATGAAGATTTCCTCAAGAGCCTAGGGATCAAGATAATTTCCTAGAAAACTTATAAATAGAGATCATGGCGTCTCTATTCGACACACTCAGAAAAGAATCTACTGCGACTGGCTTTGCAGCAAGATCGAAGGAGGCGCGTGAGTGGTTCATGCAGAAGGCCCGTGAACTGAATGGTCAGATCAATCGTAACAAATTGCTGAACGATTCGGCGGTCAAAGCGAAGCCAAATCCCCAGTGGGGTTTTATGTACATGTTCATGTACGACGCCCTGCATAAGGACACCCTTCCGTACTACGACCGATTTCCTCTGATCATTCTCCTGAAGCCTGCCGAGGGCGGTTTCATGGGTATGAATCTGCACTACCTGGAACCAAAGGTCCGCGCGATCTTCCTGGACAAGCTGATGGCTACATTGAAGGAGGACGAGCTGAGCGAGAGAACTCGACTTCGTCTGCGTTACAGTCTTCTGGCCTCGGCGCAGAGATTTCGCTATTTCAGACCGTGCCTGAAGCACTATCTCTGGGATCAGATTCAAAGCCGTATCGTTCAGGTCCATGCTCCAGACTGGGAGACTGCCATCTTTCTACCGACCGAGCACTTCAAGGGAGCCACGAAGCAGAAGGTCTGGAGAGAATCTAGAAAGGTCTATCAAAAGTCATAATCATGTCATTCGATTCCATCAACGATCTCAAGGGCTACATACAAAGAGGTGGCGGACTGGCAGTAACGAATCGGTTTCGAGTCATGATGTCGGCTCCCACCGGAATTGATTTCGGCAATGACAACCGTGAATTCACAATTCTATGTGAATCGGCCATCATTCCTGGAAAGCAGATCACCACCGCAGACTACCAATTCTTGAGACAACCGGTCAAGATGGTCACAAGTTACATGAATGAGGACGTGATCTTCTCGTTCCTGCTGACCAACAACTACTCGATCAAGAATGCCTTTGACAAGTGGATCGCTGCGATGATCTCGGTGGAAAAGTACCGTGCAGCATACAAGGACACATACACTACCACAGTTGAGATCTGCCAGCTTGACAAAGATAACCAGCCGGTCTATGGAGTAAGACTGAACGAAGCATTTCCAATCACGATGAATGCCATCACTCTGGACAATACGTCGGAGAACACGATCCAGAAGCTTTACGTCACATTGGCCTATACCGATTACGACATACTTTCAGAGAATGAACTGAATGACTAACCACATCATTAACTATGCCACTACCAAAAATTGAAGCACCAAAGTATGAAGTCAAGATTCCTTCCACAGGAAAGACGGTCCAGTATCGACCCTACCTAGTCAAGGAAGAGAAGATCTTGATGATCGCCCTGGAGACTAAGAATTCCACTTCGATCCTCAACGCAGTCAAGGATATCATATCGTCCTGCACATACGGGAAGGTAGATCCTGACGATCTATGCACGTTTGACCTGGAATACCTGTTCCTAAAGCTCCGCGCGAAATCGACCGGTGAAGTTGCCAAGGTTGGAATGAAGTGCAGCCACTGCGAAGCGATCAATCAGCTGGAGGTCAACCTGGATGAGATTGAGGTCAAGATGCCAGAGGGTGTCGACAAGCGTGTCGTCCTGACCGATACCGTCGGAGTGAATCTGACATGGCCAAAGATGTCGCGTCTCCCTCAGAATACCGGGGATAAGGCCGATGCCGCTGCTGCCATGGACGTCGTGATCGCCTGCATTGATTCGATCTATGACAAGACCAAGATCTACAAGGCTGAAGATACCTCTCGTGATGAGATGATCGAGTTCATTGAGTCACTCAGCCAGGCTCAGTTCGGCAAGATCCAGGAGTTCATGCTGAAGATGCCAGCCTTAGAGACACGCGTCCAGTTCAGCTGCGTCAAGTGCAAGAAGGATTCTGATATTACCCTATCGGGACTAAATTCTTTTTTCACCTAGCCCTCTCTCATGACACCCTTCTCAACTACTACCAGACAAACTTCGCGATGATGCAGCACCATCATTACAGTCTGACTGAGATCGAGGACATGCTCCCGTGGGAGAGGGAAATCTACGTGCATCTGCTAGTTGAGCACGTGAAGGAAGAGAACGAGCGAATCCAAAAGCTTAACAGACAGAAAGGAACCTGATCAATGGAACAAGAAGAAATCAAGAAAGACAGCACTCCATCGGTGGAAGCACCGATCGTAGCTGCACCGCAGACTCCGGTTTCTTCTATCGTTCCCCAGGCTTCAGGTGGAGCAGAAGCCTGGATGTCGGCTTCTCCGAAGCCGGAGATCTCAAGTGAGCCATCAGCTGAACCAGAAGGTGGAGAAGCGGAAGCTCCAAAGAAAAAGAAGAAGTCAGCGGCTAAGAATCCTGAGAAGGTCCAGGCGCGCGAGCTACTGAAGCAGACCGATACCCTTCGCGACATCTCCAGGACGATGGAGAAGATAAACGAGGGTCAGAAGAGGATCGAGAAGATCGACAAGCAGTTACCGCAGCTTCTTGAAGACGTCTCCAGCAATATCGAGCTTCTGGTCTCGCCGATCTCAAAGATGTCGGAAAGCGTCAAGACACTTTGTCGGATCACCGAACGCAATCTGCCTCAGCTTGAACACTACGTCGGCAACATGTTCACCATGCTGTATGACGCCATCGAGGATGACAAGAGATTTCGTCTTCAGGAGATGGAGAATCGCAGGGAATTCACGAGCTCAATGGATGAGCTTACCGATGCCGTCAAAAGGATCGGGCAGAAGGGACCAGGGGATCGTTCTGAGAAGAGCAAGGGCGGAGAAGGAATCGATCTCGGAGACTTTGCTGCACTTGCTGGAACTCTAGCGGCTTCTTTGGCATTTATTCCAGGAATGATCCTAGGATTCTTCAATCAGATCAAGAAGGAAGTCTCAGCGATGTTCTCTGAGAAAGTCTTGGCTAGCATTCGCAAGATCGGAAGCTGGATATCAGGTAAGTTCGACAAGATCGTCACCGGAATCAGGGGAGCATTTCGTAGCCTCACGGAACCAATCGGAGCTTTCTTCGAGAGGCTTGTCAGCAAGAGCAAGGCTCTGATGAGAATACTGGCAGACTCTCCGATAGGAAAGCTATTCGACAAG